CAGATGGAGGTTAAGCTCACAGATCTGATTGCTCCGCAGTTTTATGATATCCACTGGGATATCATTGAGGGGAAACATACACACTATAAGCTGTACGGAGGCAGAGGATCCACCAAGAGCTCATTCATAAGCATTGAGATCATAATGGGAATGATGCAGGATCCGGATGCAAATGCAGCCTGTTTCCGTAGAGTGGGGAACACCCTCCAGGAGAGTGTATATGAGCAGCTCCTTTGGGCCATTGATGCCCTGGGTGTATCGCACCTGTGGAAACCGAGCCTCTCACCCTTAAGGATCACATATCTGCCCACTGGGCAGAGAATAGTATTCAGAGGATGTGATGATCCGAACAAATCAAAATCAATAAAGCTCAGGAGAGGCTATTTCAAGTATATATGGTATGAGGAAAGAGCCGAGTTTGAGGGAGATGAGGATGAGAGAAAGATAAACCAATCCCTCATGAGAGGTGGAGATCATTATGTGGTTTTCTACTCCTGGAACCCACCCAAGAGCCTCAATTCATGGGTGAACCAGGATGTGCTCACAGTAAGGGATGATACCCTGTGCAACCACTCCACATACCTCACTGTACCAAGGGAATGGCTGGGAGAGCAGTTCTTTATTGAGGCCAATGAGCTCAAGAAAAGAAAGATCATGGCATACCGGCATGAGTACCTGGGTGAGGCCATAGGTACCGGAGGCAAGGTATTTGATAATGTGATCTTAAGAGAGATCAAACCTGAGGAGATAGCTATCTTTGATAAGATCAGGCAAGGCCTTGATTTTGGTTTTGCAGCAGATCCTCTTGCATTTTTGCGTATGCATTACAACAAAAAGCAGCACAGGCTTTACATATACCGGGAGATCTACCAGGTGAACCTTAAGAACCGGGAGGCAGTGGCCAAGATCAAAAAGATAAACCCGGAGAATAAGATCATCACGGCAGATTCCGAGGAGCCAAGATCCATTGCAACATTCAATGAGATGGGGCTTAGGCTGATAGGAGCAAAGAAAGGCCCCGGATCAGTAGATTTTGGAATGGATTACCTGAGCAATGAGATAGATGAGATCATCATTGATCCGGTAACCTGCCCCAATGCAGCCAGGGAGTTCTCAACATACGAACTGGAGAGAGACAAAAACGGCAATTTCAAAGGTGGGTACCCGGATAAGGATAACCACACCATTGATGCATGCCGTTATGGCCTGGAGGATGATATGATCCAGCGCAAGGCCAAGGTAAGGAGCAAGAGGGCAGCAGGCCTGAGATAGAGGAGGAAAAGATGTATAGATTTACATACCCGGCAGAGGGCTATGATGAAACAGCCCTTGATAAAAAGATCATACTCAATCTGATCATGAAACACTTTGGATTGGTACAGAAGAAATACAAATGCAGAGATTACTATGAGGGCAGGCATGATATTCTTTCCCGGAACAGAAAGAAAGAGGGCCTCCCGGATGTAAAGATCGTATGCAACCATGCAAAAGATATCACGGACACTGCAACAGGGTATTTCATGGGAAATCCCATCACATACTCCAATACAGATGATACGGATATCACACCGCTGCTCTCAGCCTTTGATGATGCAGATGTGGATGATGTGGATGCAGATAATGCCCAGGATATGAGTATCTATGGATTGGCATATGAGTATGTGTATGCAAAGAAAGATGAGCCTAAACCGGCACTCAAGAACCTTTCTCCGCTGCACACATTCATTGTGGTGGATGATTCCATTGAGGAAAATGAGCTCTTTGGTGTTTACTACTGGCCAAAGAAAGATGATGCCAAGGATATCAAAACATGGGTGGCCACTATATGCACAGAGCATTATAACTGGACCTTAAACATTGATAATGATGTGAAAGCGGCCAATACACTCACAGAGACACCTGAGCCCCATAATTTTGGTGGTATTCAGATCATTGAGTATCTGAACAACAAAGAGGGCATGGGTGACTTTGAGCAGCAGATCCCTCTGATTGATGCATACAACACTCTGATGAGCGACAGAGTAACGGATAAAGAGCAGTTTATTGATGCCATCCTGGTATTATACGGATCCATCCTTGGAGATGATGAGGAGGAGACCAAAGAGGCACAGGAGGAACTGAGAAAGAAAAAGCTCTTGGAGCTCCCGGCAGATGCAAAGGCAGAATACCTCACCAGGGCAATGGATGAGGCCGGAGCTGAGACCTTGAGAAAGGCAATCAAGGAGGATATATACAATTTCTCCCATGTACCGAACCTCACAGATGAGAACTTTGCCGGAAACACATCCGGTGTTGCTATGGAGTATAAGCTCCTGGGCCTTGAGATGATCACCAAGGTAAAGGAGAGGTATTACAGGAGAGGCCTGCAAAAGAGGATCATTCTTTTCTGCAATTTCCTCAACATGCAGGCAATGGCACAGGATGCCTCAAGCGTGGTACCAACCTTTGCAAGATCACTGCCTAAGAATTTGCAGGAGCTGGCACAGACTCTGTACAACATGAAAGATCTTGTATCCATGAAAACCCTGCTCAAGCAGATTCCTTTTGTTGAGGATCCTGATACGGAAATCGAGGAACTCACAAAGCAAAAGGAGGAGGCAATCAAACAGCAGCAGGAGATGTTTGCTGTGGGGCACAACAATCCTCCGGATGAGGATGAGCCTGAGGAGCCTGATGAGGAGAAAGAGCCTAAGAAACCAAAAGAGCCCAAAGAACCCAAAGAGGCAGCAGGCGATAAGGAGGAGTAAATGAGCTATTGGGAGAGCCGACAGGCAAGAGAGATGTATGAGGCCATGGAGGATGCCGAACAGGCAGCCAGGGAGATTGCAGATATCTATGCCAAAGCCTCCAGGGAACTCAATTACAAGATCACACAAATATATGAGAGATACCGGGATAAGTTTGAGCTGGATGATGATGAGGCACTTAAGCTGCTGAACCAGCTCCGGAATCCATGGGATCTTGACGAACTGAGGCAGAGGCTTGAGGGATTAAAGGGAGCCGAAAAGAAAGAGATCCTGAAAGAGCTTGAGAGCCCTGCATACAGAGCAAGGATTGAGAGGCTTGAAAACCTACAATCTGAAATTGATAGGATGATGAGGGAAGTATACAACCAGGAAAAGAAAGTGAGCACTGATCATTATGTGGACCAGTACAATCAATCCTATTACCGGGAAATATACGATCTCAAGAAAAGAACCGGCCTTGATTTCTCATTTGGCTATGTGGATGATAAAGCCCTAAACAGGATCCTCAGAACGAACTGGAGCGGTGCAAACTACTCACAGAGAATATGGGGAAACACACAGGGGCTTGCAGATGAGCTGAAAACACAGCTGGCCCTTGCATATCTCACCGGAAAGAATGAGAGTGAGATATCCATGGAGATTGCCAAGAAATATTCAACCGGAGCTGCCAATGCCAGGAGATTGGTAAGAACAGAATCTGCATACATATCCGGGCAGGCACAGGCAGCAGCTGATGAGGAGGCAGGGCTTGATAAATACAGAATATTGGCCACACTGGACCTGAGAACATCCGACATATGCAGAGAGATGGATGGCCAGGTATTTGCATACAAGGATATGGAGGTGGGTGTGAATTATCCACCTTTTCATCCGTATTGCAGAACCACAGTTCTCTCAGAGATAGATGATCAGGACCTCTCACAGCTCAAGAGAAGATCCAGGGATCCGGTAACCGGAGAGGTAAAGACCTTTCCCGGAGATATCACATATCAGAAATGGTATGAGAAAGAGGTGGCCCACAATCCGGAGGCATTATTTGCTGAGCAGGTTGAAAAGCACCGGGGAGCCGATCTGAAACAATATGATAGATACCTGGATGTTTTAGGCAAAAAGAAAGTGGGCAGCATTGATGATTTCCGGGAGAAAAAATACAAAACTCCTGAGGAGTATGAGGATCTCAAAGTGGAATACAGAGAGATCAACGGATACAATCAGATCCTTGAGAGTGAGAATGTGATCACGGATGCCGTGAAAACAGTGGCTGAAAAGCTGAATGTGGAAATGGCCGGGCTGGAGAACAGGATAAAGAAAAAAGATAGGTACCTGGAAAAGATGCAGCGGAGGCTGAATGGCAGCAGGGATGCAAAGCAGATCAAAGAGGAGATTGATGATATCCATGATGTGATCAGATACACATATTTGGGGAACATTCAGAACCTCAAGCAGGTATTTGAAACAACCAGGGAGGAGCTGGAGGCCAGGGGATACATATTCAAGAAAGTATCCAACACCTGGAAAGATGGAGTGAAATACAAAGGCATCAACTGCACTGTTGAGGCACCGGATGGAAAGCACACCCGGTTTGAGATTCAGTATCACACTCCTCACAGCCTGGAGATAAAAGAGAAAACCCATGAACTGTATGAGATAACACAGAAACCGGAAACCACTCCGGATGAGATTCAAAGGCTGAACCAGGAACAGATCAGATTATCAAATACAGTTGCAAATCCTGTGGATGTTGATAAAATAAGGTTGTAGGAGGGAATCTGTATGGATAAGGAAAGATTTTGGATTGCCTACGAACTGAACAGAGCCAAGAATGTGGCCAGGAGGGTATACCGGTACAATAAGGGCCTCATGGAGAGAAAGAACAAAGATGGTACCTGGAAAGAGGAAAGAGGTGCCCTTTGCATATTCTGTGGTGAGGATATGGATTTTGAGGAGATCACAGAGGATGAGGCAAACAGCCTTGCAGTGATTCTGTAAACAAATAACAAACGATATTGAAAGAGCTATGCAGAAAATGCATGGCTCTTTTTGTATGCAATTTTAGGAGGTGGATATGGGAGCGATACTGGCATTAGCAGGAGGAATCCCCACAGGAATCCTCCTTATTGCACTGATCGGATGTGCATTGGCCATCCGCAGCGCAAGAGATGAAATGATAACGGATATGCAGAATGAGAAAGGAGGCAGCAGGCATGGATTTTGGTAATGCACTCAATGCTTTGAAAGCAGGAAAGAAATGCAGGAGAGCCGGATGGAATGGCAAAGGGATCTACATAGAGATGCAGAGACCGGATGAACACAGCAAAATGACTTTGCCATATATTTATATTGTCACCACACAGCTGATCACCGA